TACCCGAACGGGTACGCGGCCGAGACGATCCGCGAGGCCGGCTCTCCGACGTGGAGCACGGGCCAGTGGCCGTTCGCCGCGGTCTGGCAGTACACGTCCAGCGCGTACGGTGGCGGCATCGGCCCGTTGGACGCGAACACGTTCTACGGGGACGCGACCACATGGGCCGCCTACGCCGGTGGGAACCCGGCGCAGCCCGACGGCAGCGCCGTGGACATCACCCCATCCGGCAATACGGGCGGAGCCGCCACGACGCCGGCCACCGGCACTGCGGGCGGCTGCGGCAGCTCCTGCGTGACCATCCGGAGCGGCCAGACCGTCAGCCAGTACTGGAGCGACTGGTGGAACGTCACCGTCCCCAGTGGTGACCCGAACCGCGTGTACCCGGGCGACGTGGTCTGCCACAACGGCGGCACCACCGCCAACGGCGGGTCGCGCACGTACGTCGTGCAGTCCGGCGACTACCTGTCCGGCATCGCCTCGCGGCTCGGCATCAGCTGGACCCAGCTCACCGGATACCGTTCCGGCAACCCGTCGCTCATCTATCCGGGCGAGGTCCTCTACTACTAGCCCATCATGGCCCGCATCCGCCACGGGTGCGGGCCCCATATCCGTAAGGAGACCAATTATGGAAGACGAAGAAGAGACCACTGGGTATCTCATCCCGGACAAGGTGTATGACGTGCTGAAATGGGTGGGTCTGATCGCGCTGCCCGCGCTGGCCGTGTGCGTGCAGACCATCGGCACTGCCGCGGGATGGACGGGCACCGACCTGACCGTCACCATCCTGACCGCACTGGGCACCCTCGTCGGCGCACTCATCGGCGCCAGCGCGCTCAAGGCGCGACGCACGACACAGGAATAGCCTGCATCATCGCATCACAGCGCCCCGCTTCACCCGCACACGCTGCGGGGGAGCGGGGCGCTTTTCGCGTTTCCGGACCGTCTGCGCGTCGGCGTGTCGTCGGGGCGTCTTTGCCCACTCCGTGCCCACATCTTGCCCACATTTTTCGGAAAACCCGAGTAAATCCGAGTAAACCGAAGGGCATCGAAGAGGTGGCGTGAGCCCTACTCCCGCTTAGCAAAAGAGCCGATTCCCGTTGATTCGGGAACCGGCTCAGTCTGTGTCCGGAGCGGGACTTGAACCCGCAACCGCACGTCCTGAAACCCTTGATTTTCCAAGGCTTACGCGGTCAGTATACCCTCCCGTGCCCACATGTTGCCCACATTCGCGTCGATGAGCAGCCGGTTCATGCTCTCCGACACCGCGTCCAGATCGTCGTCGAACAGGTCCGCGTACACGTCCAGGGTCATGGCCGCGCTCGCATGCCCGAGCTGCCGTTGGACGGCCTTGACGTTCGCGCCGCTCCTGACCATGAGGCTGGCTGCGGTGTGTCGCAGGTCGTGGACGGTCATGCGCGGCACGCCGGCCGCGTCGCACGCGCGCGTGAACCAACTGGACCCGGTCTTGGGCGAGTCGACCTGCATGATATAGCCGGTCGGGCTGGTCGGATCCGCGAACAGCAGATCATCGTCCGATTTCCCGCGGACGGGCAGCAGCGGGCCGAGCACGGCCGGGAACATGACGGTGCGCAGTTCGTGGGTCTTCGGCGTGCCGACGACGATCCGCCGGCGGACTTCGGTGGCGCTCTTGTTGATGTCGAAGCGGCGCCGGTCGAGGTCCACGTCGCGGATGGTCAGCCCGGTAGCCTCGCCCCACCGCAGGCCGGTCAGCCCGAGCGTCAGCACGAACACACGGTACGGGCCGCACGCGTCCGCGAGGGCGAACAATTGCCGGGCGGTGAGATAGGTGTGGCGTGTGCGTCGGGGTTTGCGGGGCAGGCTGACGCCGCGCGCGGGATTATGGGGGATGAGGTTGTCGGCCACGGCGTCGTCGAGGATCCCGGCGAGGATGCCGTACGCCCTGAGGACGACGCTCGCGCTCTTCGCCTTGCCGTCGACGTGCCCGTGTGTCATGTCGCTCACCCACTGCTGCACGCCGGCTCGCGAGACCTTGCCGATGCGGATGTTCGCCCAATACGCGGCCACGTACTTGCCGTACGCGCCCTCCAGGTCATCGAGGTAGCTGGGTTTCGCGTTCACCTTCTTCTTCGCGATCCACGCCGGCCACAGGTCGCCGATCGTGCTCTTCGCGCTCGCGGGATCCACGTAGGAGCCTTTGGCGATGGCGACGGTCACGTGGTCGGCCTCCCACAGTTGGGCGTCCTTCTTGCGTTTGAAGCCCCTGCGGTCGGTCTGCGTGCCGTCCGGCTTCCTGTATCTGACGCGGTAGCGGAGTTCGCCGCTTCCCGTTCTGTAGGTGGATATCGACATTTGGGTGTGCTCCATCCTCCGCTTCGATGCTAGGATGGCGAATCGAAGCGGCTAAAACTTTCCAAGGTTGACGACTGTCTTCACCGCCCTTCACGGCGTTGCAGCGCCGTGAAGGGCTTTTTCGCGTTCATGCGGGGATCATGTCGTGCAGCATGCTCCTGTAGTCCTCGACGATCTCCTGGGTGACGTTGAGTTCGCCGGCGATCAATCCGGGTTTGCCGTCCCAGATGGCTTCGGCGGTCGCGTATTCCAATGGGCTGATGAGGCGTCTGGCGGTTTCCAGGCGTGTGCGTCGTTCGTGCCGGTTGCCGATGACGCCGGTGCAGGATTGGTCGCCGTGGAGCCAGTGGACGAGTTCGTGCATGAGCGTGCAGCGTTTGCGCGTGTAGGTCATGCGCCGGTCGATGAGGATCAGGCGTTTCGACTCGTCGTAGAGTCCGTACGTCCTGTCGGGGAGCAGGGCGCTGCATACGCATACGTCCAGGCCGAGGATCGCGTTGCGCATCTGCCCGTAGGTCAACCGCGACAGGTCGGGCAGCGTGCGGGGGTTCGTCATGCGGCATCATCCCCTTCGTCGTCGAGTTTGTGGTCGCCGTGGTAGGCGGCGAGGCCCACGTCGGGTTTGCCGAGCTTGCTGATGGTGTCGGCGATCTCGTCGTCGGTGACCTGGCGGCGGTCGAGGGATGTTTCCCGAGAAAGGCCTTTAGGCTCGGCGGCTTGCTTCTTTAGGAATTTAATCTCTTGTTTCTCGTAATACTTAACGGCATCGGCGTATACGTCATCGGAAATCGCATCAACGGACATTATGTATGGCTTGCCTTCCGTGATGTCGATAATAGTCCGCAAAGCGTTTACGGGATCGGCATGGCACACGTTGCAAATTAAAATAAACTCGGAAAGTCGGGCGGGAGCCTTTAGCCCTAAACACAAATCTCTGACTCGGTTGTATCCGATAGCGCCGCCAGATGCTTTTTCCACTCCTGTATACCCGAGATGAGACTCAGCGACAAGCGATTGGATTAGTAAGTTTGCCGCTTTATCAACTGGTTTCCATTCGTATCTTTTCGTAGGCATGGAATCATTTTAGCAAGTGACACGCCGCACTTGCTAAAAATGCATTGCAAGTGCTAAAACACAATTATGCAAATTGCACTTGCTAAACAGCAGGCAGCTTCGGCCGTGAAGAGCCTCCGAGATCAGTCGCTTCTCGACGAGGTGCCGAAGACATTGATAGCTAAGAAGACTCAGGTCGACCGCAATACGGTGACCCACCGTCTAAAAGCTGGCGACATGACATTAAGCGCATTTATTGCTACCGCACAGGCAATAAACGCAGACCCTGTTGACGTTCTTGATCGTGCGATCAGGTCGGTAGGGGAAAGCCCGCAGGAATCAGCTGCGGGCCAAACCAAATGAAAGAAGGTAACAAATGGTCAACCCCAATGATACCAGAACATTGCCCACTATCCGCCGGTGCCCAGCCTGCGGTGTACTGCCCGAAGCGATCATCTTGAACAACAGTACGGTCACATACGGTGCTGTCTGCTGTCGAACCAGCGAGAATCTCATCGTTCTCGAATGTCCGGAACACCATGTCATGTCCAAGGGCATGCACAGCGCCAAGGGCGTGATCGTCGAATGGAATGTCGCGTGCGGACGATGGTACGGGGAACTCGACGATGAACTAGAGATTCTGAAGAACGCAATCGCGGAGGCCGAGCACGATGAACACTGACATGACGTTCGATTTCAAGTCCCATCCGGTGCGGGTCCTGTCCGATGGGTGCGGAGAGCCGTGGTTCGTAGCGAAGGACGTGTGCGACGTACTTGGATTGGGCACTGAGCATCTGCGCCGAGATCTCGATGCCGATGAAGTGTCCGAAGCAACCAACCTGCCTAATTGGCAGGTTGCTCAAAATGGCGGTAGGGCGCCGCTTATCGTGTCCGAGCCTGGCTTGTATCGGCTGGTGATGCGCTCGCGGAAGCCGGTCGCGAAGGAATTCCAACGGTGGGTCACGCACGATGTGCTCCCGCAGATTCGCCGCACCGGCGGCTACCTGCCCGTCAACGATACGGACGACGAAAAGGCGATCCTGGCGAAGGCCGCACTAATCGCGCAACGCACCATGAGCGAACAGACCGAGACCATCACCCGTCAGCAGCGGGAGTTGGACGAGCGTCGCCCGCTCGCCCTGTTGGGTGAGGCGTTCGTCAGCACGGATGGGACGATGAGCGTCACGCAGGCCGCCCGGCACTTCCAGACGATCGACCGACGCATGACCCGCGACATGGTCTACGGCTTGCTGCGCGGCGCCGGCTATGTGGAGACGCACGGGAACGCGCCCACCAAAAAGGCCATCAAACCGGGCTACCTGGTGCAGCGCCAGCACATCCGCGACGACAGGAAGCTCGGCAGGCCGTACGCGAGGTTCACCACGAAGGGCGTGAACTGGTTCATCCGCCGTTTCATCTACGGGGACAGCCAGCCCGCATTGGAGGGGGTGGACTGATGAGCGAACTGGAGTTGTGGTCGCCGCAGGAGGCGGCGGACTGCCTGGGCAGGTCGGTGAAGACGCTCGGCAAGTGGCGGAGCATCGGACAGGGACCGGCGTATCTGCGCGACAGCGTGAGCGGGAGCATCAGCTATGTGCCGGATGTGGTGCTCGCCTGGAAGAAGGCGAACCTGCGACGGCGCACGGGGACCATGCTCGGTGACTGCAGGAGGCTCAAATGAGCAGACATCGCAGGATCCCGTCTCCGTTGACGGTGAAGCAGCGGATGCAGAAGCTCGCGTTCTGCCTGATAGCCGGCGCCCTGTTCATCCTGATCGCGGGCTGGGGGTTGGTCTGGTGGCTTGCCGCGCTCGCGGACGGCGCGTTCAGCATCCTGCACTTCCTCGCCTTCATCGTGTGTGGGTTGCTGGGCGTGACGCTGCTGAGCATCGCCGACCGCGAGAACGTCGAATAAGGCTTCCCGGTGTCGGACTCGTCACCGGCATCGGGCGGAACAAACAAACAAGTGGGCGTCGCATCCGCGCCTAGGAAACGAGGGGTGCGACGCCCGACACCACATCAGTTGAAAGGAGCATATGGTGTCACAGTCAACAGTAATCGAACCGGACGGCGAGCCGATCCTGGTCAGCCTGCCGGACGGCACGACCATCGCCGTGCACGAGCACTCATGGGAGGTCATCGACTTCCCCGAAGGAACCGCGGAGGCCTGCCACGCGGAGTACGAACCTGAGCGCATGATCCACCGGTACGCGGACATGCTCGACGACCTGAACGACATCACCGCCTGTCTGCTGCGGGAGGCGAGCGCGAACGGGCATACCGCGTTGCAGCGCAGCTTCATCAACATCCTGAACATCGCGTGCAGCGCGCGTGAATGGCTGAACGCGGAGGAGCGTCGTATGCGTGAGCGCGGGGAGGCGGAAAGGTGAACGCCAAGGACAACCCGTGGAAGAGCGTGGCCGACGTCTACTATCACGTCGATTGCCTGTCTGATGTGGCTCCGGGCGACGTCGTCTATTTGAGCAACGCGGGCGGGTCTCTGATGGTCGCGTACAAGGTCGGTTCGGTCGTCAGGTGCAATGGTCTGACCCACCTGTATGTGGCCGGGCTGACCGGCCGCAAGTACACGATCGGCGGCGCTTCGACGATGCGCTTCCACGAAGCCCGACGCCCGCTCGAAGAGGTGGACGCGAAGTGAGTGGTTTCACGCTGCTCGTTCCAGGCGAGCCGATCGCCAAGGGCAGGCCGCGCGTCTACAACGGGCACGGCGTCACGCCGAAACGCACGCGCAACGCCGAAAACCGGATCTACGCGGAGTTCCGGCTCAAGTATCCGGACGCCGAACCGTTGCAGGGGCTCGTCCGCGTCGATTTGGAGTTCTGGAAGCCGAAGCGCGGCAAGCCCGACGGCGACAACCTGTTCAAGCTCGTGACGGACGCGTTGAACGGCGTCGCCTACGGGGACGACAAGCAGATCAAGGAGCATGAGGTCCTGCAGCGCGAACCCGATCCGATCGTCAAAGGCAGGCGTCCGGGCACGTGGCGGAAACGCAAGACGGGGGACCCGCTCACCTGGCACGGCGTCGAATACGAGCCGCACACGTACATCCGCATCACGCCCCTTCCCGAATGGGATCCGAAAGCATCAACCCCAACATCAACTCAACTTAAGGAGGAATCATGACGTCGAACACGGATTGGATCGTGCAGACGCTGATCGACGACGAGAACATGCCGGCGGATCTGGCGAGCCTGTATCCGGCCGCTTCCAGGATCGCGGACGCGGCGGCGCAGTTCGTGGACAAGGCGGACCAGGCGATCGAGAAGAAGGGCCTGTTCGGCCGGCAGGCGGAGGTCGTGGCCAAGTGCGTGGACATCTGCCAGCACGTCGTCAAGGAGGGCGCGGCCATCAGCCGGCTCCTGCGCAACCCGCTGGGCAGCCAATCCGAGCTGGACGAGCGGAGGCTCAGGGAGCAGGAGCGGCTGCGGGACGAGGCGTCCGACATCGTGCATGCCGAGGTCGTCCAGGAGCTCGAATCCGGCGACGCGGCACGTGGGGCGTCGGATGAGTGACGGCCGCACATACATGGCGCGGTGCCGTCAGTGCGGCTGGCTGTCCGGCCCGACCTCGCTGGACGTGGCGATCGAGACCGCGAACCGGCATCGGCGCCAGATCCGCACCCATGACGTGTCGTGGGTGCCCATCAAAGCGAACATCACCGTAGGAGGAATCAAACAATGACAACGACAAGCGAGACCCTGTTGGCGCCGCCCGCACCGCCCAGCATGGACGCGATTCCGGCGGAGCGTCGGGACGAGGCGTTGAAGGCGGACCTGCTGGCCCGCCAGGCCATGCGCATCGCCGACCTGCAGGCCCAGAAGGAGGCCTGCGATGAGGAGATCGACGCGATCAAGCGGCAGATCCTGGACACGCACGAGCCCGGCACCTACCAGGCCGGCGGGCTCAAGGTGCAGGTCAAGACCGGAAGCCGTCGCCTGGATGCGAAGAAGTTCGCCGCCGCCTACAAACCGACGGAGCATCCGGAACTGTTCGAGCTCAAGCCGAAGAGCCTGAGCAGCGTGGAGAAGCTGGTCGGAGCCCTGAACCTTGAGGGCATGGTCGTGCAGGGCGCGAGCACGGTGGTGGTCTCATGACCGCGGACATGCGCACCCTCATCCGCAGCGAGGTCGAACGCTGCCTGTTCGCCTACGACGTGCTGCCCGAAGGCGACGACACGATCATCATCACGGCGACCAGCCTCGACGACCTCACCGGAGAGCTGACCCGGTCGATAGGCCGAATCCTGGAAAGGGGCATCCATGAGCAGCTTCAGTGACGGCGGGTTCGAGATCCGCCGCGAACCAGAACGCGACAGCAAAGCCGGAGGATACGGGTTCGGCCTGTGGATCCACACGGGCGAAGGCCACTACAAGCACCTGCCGATCAGCAAGACCGACGTGGAGATCATCCGCCGCGAAGCCGGCCGCGCGTTGAAGGAGCTGAACGATGAACGCCGATGACATCCTCGCCGTAGCCAACGCCCAACAGCAGGCGACGCCCGCACCGCAGACGGGCGATGACAGCACGGATGCGGACCTGTGGCCCGAGATCCGCCGGATCATCGAGACCCGCATGAGCAGCCAGCCGCGCGACCTGCAGCGGGAGATCGGCCCCAGCGAACTGGGCACCTCGTGCGTGCACTGCCTGGCCGCCAAACTGGCCGGCTGGCCGGAGCGCCGGCGGCCGGCGTGGCTGCCGTTCATCGGCACGTGCGTGCACGCCCGCTTCGAACAATGGTTCAAAGACGTGGAGGAGCTCGTGGAGGTGCCCGACATGGACGGCGGCCTCGCCCTCCAGCGACGGTTCACGCCGGAGATGCGCGTCACCGTCGGCCACCTCCAGGGTCTGCACGCCGGATACGACGTGCGGGGAAGCATCGACCTGTACGACAGGAAGACCGGCAGCACCATCGACTGGAAGATCGTCGGCAACACCACGCTCACCAAGGTCAAGGCGCACGGGCCAAGCCAGCAGTACCGGGTGCAAGCCAGCCTGTACGGCATCGGCCTGAAGAACCGCGGGGAGGCGGTGCGGTACAGCCGCATCTACTTCCTGCCCAAAACCAAGACATCGCTCGCCGACGCGCTGCCCTGGCAAACCCAGTTCGACCCGAAGCCCGGCCGATGGGCACTCGCCCGAGCCCAGCTGCTCGTCAACCTCATGGACTGCATCGAACAGGCCGAAGGCATCGACGTGCGAGACAGCTGGATCCACAGCCTGCCCGCCGCCGGCCCGGACGGATGCTTCCAATGCCGATCCGCGGTCTGGCCCGACCAGGGAATGCCCGAAGGATTCGACGACAAGGAATGGACTGCCATCCCCGACAAATGGGCCAGCCTCACACCGGTCATCGAACCCGACTATCCGACACCAGTCAAATAACCAATTGGCGGAATACCAACGATCCATGAGTTCCGATGCCGCCAATCACGCCATCCAGTCATATAAGCCAAAAACAATAAGCAGAAAGGAAAACACCATGTTCGCATCCAGCCAGGGCTACGGCCAGCAGACCAGCCAGCAGGCGCAGCAGACGCCGGAGTTCGACGAGGACAGCATCATCGACAGCCTCGGACGAGGAGGAGGCAAGGCGTTCTTCAACGCCGACAGCCAGCCCGGCGCCACCATCACCGGCACCGTCGCCGAAGTCCACGCCTACCAGGCCAAGGACTTCCAGACCGGCGAACTCCAATACTCCAAGAGCGGCAAACCCAAGTACGACATGGTCATCAACCTGATCGACACCGACGCGCCCCGCGAGGACCAGTACGACGAGGGCGCCCGCAGCATCTATATCCACGGGTGGGGAGCCCAATTGGACGCCTACCGTCTGGCCATGCGCAAGGCCGGCATCAACCGCCCGAAGCCCGGCGACCGCATGCGCGCCACCTACAAGGGACTCGGCCAGCCCATCGCACGCGGTTTGAGCGCACCGAAGATGTACGAATACGAGTTCACCCACTTGGACGACGTCGACCGGTTCGCCATGCAGGACCAGCAGCCGCCAGCAGCCGGCCAGACGACGCAACCCGCCTACCAGCAGCCGCAGCAGGCCGGATATGCGCAGCCCGTCAGCCTCGGCGTCCCGGCGCAACCGGCACAGCCGCGGATCGACGTGCAGCAGATCCTGCAGCTCAAGCAGCTTAACAAGAGCCCGCAGGAGATCGCCGGCATGCTCGGCCTAACCGTCGAGCAGGTGATTACGGCCGCTACCGGGCAGGCTCAGGGCAGCGAGGACGCGAGCGACGCGTTCTGATGACTGCCATTGGAAATCGGTGTCGGCCCGACCTTGCGCCGGGCCGACACCGGCCCTGTCGGAAATTTCAACGATCGGAGGTGTGACGATGAGCAACGTCAGCGACGTTAGCGGGTACGACCATCAGGCCGACAACGGACGGTCGAAAACGTCAGATGCTTACATGCGCTTACGTGGCCAACGTCAGCATGAAAACCGCGTCATTCCAACGAAATATATATACTCTAACAACTCTTACGTAGTTTTGACTCTATATATGTATTTATGTGTTGTTAGTGGGGTGTTGTATAGGCGCGTCAGCGTAAGACCTCGAAACGGGGTGCGATCATGAGCGACTGGAGCCAATACCACCCCATTCCGGCCGAATCGCTGCCCGCCCGGTTCGAGGGCGTGTTCAAGCTGCTCGAACTGACCTTCACCCCGCCCAACGACCGGACCATCGTCCGCACGCTCACCGGGCAAAGCCTCGAACTCGTCTGCGAAGGTGACGACGACGGACGCCGCGTCAAAACACCGGTCTGGCACGCCGGTTACCAGAAGGCCATCTGGGAGCTCAGGGAAGGGCATCTCCGCTACTGTCCGAGCCAGGACCGCCTGTGGCGGAGAGACGGCGACGATGGGGACCATCCCGGCGACCGGCGCATCCTCAACAGCTGGCATCCCATCAAGACCATCGAGGACGAATACGCGGTCGGCACGACGAACAGCCGCGACCGCAACCCGTCCATCAGCGCGGCGATCCTCAGGGAGGCGAAACGGCCGCAATGGTTCAGACAGGTCGAACGCGGCGTGCGCATCGACCCGTGCGTGTGGATCCGCCGTGACGGCAGGGTCGTGTGCCTGCGTGACGAGACCGACGTGGCGGTCACGCAGACGTTCGACCCCAAGGGCATGGGCAACGCGGCCATTCAGCAGGCGATCCGCATCTGCCAATGGCTGACCATCGACGAGAAGTCGGCGAGAAACCTGCTGCGCATGTTCGCTACCCCATGGCTCGAACCGTTCAAGCAATTGACCTACATCCTGTCCGGTCACGGTGGCGACGGCAAGACGCTGGTCGCCAGCCAGGCGTTGTACGGGGTGCTCGGCTCGAACCGCGTGTTCCCGGGATTCAGCGTCGCCCAATACTGCTCGCGCGGCGGATACACCCTGGGACGTGAGTCGATGAACGACATGATGGACGGCAAGGCGTTCGCCTACGACGATGAAGCGTCGGCCGTCAGCGAGGACATGCTGCCCCAGTTGCGCGCATTGTCGACCGGCTCGCAGATGCAGGCGCGCGTCACCGGCGGCCGGTACCGCACCGTGACGCCGACCGCGACCATCGTCCTGTTGACGAACATGCCGTTCGCCGACAGCACGGAGAACAGCGACAGGCGCAGGTTCGTCAAGGTCGAGATGCATCCCAGCCAGGGGCGCACCTACGACGAATACCATGCGATCGAACTCTTCTGCAGGAATCATCCAGCGGCGTTCTACGCCGCCTCGTGCCGACTGTGGGAGCAGGGCGACGAGCCCGAAGTCGTGAATCTCGCGCCGGCGCGCACTCTGTCGGACGAGACCTACTGGATCGTCAGCGAGATCATCGCCAACGAGCAGAAGTATGGTCAGCCGATCGCCGCGCGTGACGGATACCGGGACGAGTTCCACCATTCGATGCCGGACGACCTGCTCTCGCTGCTCGGGTTGAGGAACGGCACCACACGCGTCCTCGGAGGAGGCGCGAAGCGTGTGGTCAGGGTCTCCGACAGGGATCGTTTCGACGTGTACCGGCGACTGGTGGCCAGCGAGACGGACGACACGTCCGACATGGAGCGTGCGCGCTCCGAGGCGCTGGCCATGCCCACGCCTGATTCTCTGCTGCCCATCGAGGGATACGAGACGTGCGCCGAAAACGCGAGGCTCGTGGAACAGCTGCTGGACGGCATGTGCGGGTTCGCGATGTGCGAAGGCAAACGCAAGGGCGACGTGTTCGATGAGAAGGTCAGCCTCAGCTGGCGGCGGCTCAATCGCGACATGGAGCATCATGTCGGCGCCGACACCGTGCGACTGGACCAATCCAGGTATGCGGTCGTCCCGCTGGGCGATGTGTTCATCATCGACTGCGATACGCCGAAGAAGGACGGCGAGCCCGCCGAGGGCGAGCCACACGGTTTCCAGATCCTGCAGCAGGCGTTAGGAGAATACGGCGGCGACGGGTTGCGCAGCACGCTTGCTGTGCGCAGCCCGCACGGGCTGCATCTGTACTATCGCGCGCCCTCCGGGTACGACGTGCGCCTGCTGAAGAACAGCGTGCACCCTGACGATCTGCCCATCGACCTGCGCGTCTCCGGCAAGGGATATGTGCTCGGCCCATGGTCGCACGCCAACGGCGGCGACTACCGGCTCGTCGCCCTTCCGGACGGCGACGTCGTCCCCGAGGCCAGCCCCCAGCTCATGGCATGGCTCCGGTCGCACGACTACACCGAACAGCCGACCGCCCCGCAGCGGGCTGTGACGCCGTTCGACCTGCCAGTCGAAGCGCCGAGACGTCACGGCAACGGGAAGCCGGACATGAGTCCGGTGCCCGAGGGGCAACGTAACCAGACGCTGCACGACTGGGCGTACGGTCGGGCCGTCAACCACCGCGACAATTGGCCTCGGATCGAACGCGACCTGTACGAGCGCGGCCATGCCAGCGGTCTGAAGGATCAGGAACTGGAAACCATCTGGAAAAGCATCATGAGACAACTGGGAGGACTCCGATGAGAGTGCATGAGCGGATCGTCATCACCTACGTGGCCGCCGACATGGATGGCGAATCATGCAGGCAGATACCACTGGTCGTGTTCGAGCACACCAGGCACGACCATTGGGTGCCAACGTTGACCGGGTTCGCGCGCGACGACGTGCCAGGAGCCCATGGCGTCGGCCTGCGTGTTGAGCTGACCAAGGCCATCGACGAGCTGCACTCGCGGATCCACGACATCGCCTTCGAGGACTAGCCGATGGGCGTCAAGGTCAAGCCCAAGGAACGCAAGCCGCCGTGGCTGCACCGGTTGTGCGCGGACGGGGCGGGCGCCATGCTTCGGGACGTGCTGTGCGAGGGCTGCGGACGCTACGTGTGCCAATGCCGTGACGGCGTATGGGAGACATGGGATCCCGGCGTCGTATCGGGCGGCGACCTGCCAGTGGCGATCGTGCTGCGCCGACCATTGACCCGCGTCGTCCGTCACCCCGACGGTCAGATCAGTCTGCGCGACGTGTGCGGCGTCCAGGGGTTGGATCCGCAGGGCGAGTACCTCACCGGACACGAGTGCGGGCTGCTGCCTGTCAGCACGACCCCGTATAAGCCCCGCAACCGCAAATCCAGGGCCGACCGGATGGATTGGTCCGACGTCATCTACCCGTCCACGCAGAGTTCGGATCCGTGGGCGGCCGACATGGAAAGGACCCTCATATGAGCATCGACATCACCGCAAAGGCGTTAAGCTCGCTGCAGGCCGAAGGCAGCGTCAGCAAGATACCCGCCGAAGCGTACACGCTCGGCTACCAACGTGGATGGGACGACGCGCTCGCGCTCGCCATCCGGATCGAGCAGGCCATCAACAACGATGACAATGGATTGTTCTCGGACAGGATGCCGGCATGAGCATCGACTGGCAGAACGATCCGGAACTGGCCGACCTGGTGCGCCGAGCCCGTGCCGGCGAGCGCATCGTGGATGAGTCGGATCGTGAGGCGGATCGGCGTGAGGCTCAGAAGGCGCGGAACCGTGAGGCGTCGCGCCTGTGTCATGCGAGGCGTCGCGCACGGCTGAAGGCCGCGAAGAGTGGGAGAATGGGTGAATAGAGAGAAACCCCGGCATTCCTTCGAACACCAGGGCTCCGCGTGGTAACGGACACGGATTGTAGACGAAGGAGTTGGGAATGTCAGTAGCCACGTGTCAAACCTGCGGTCAGCCGGTCGAAGCCGGGTACTCGTTGTGCCCGGCGTGCGAGCTCGACTTCGCGCTCCTGCTGCTGCAGTTCGTGCCATGGACGCACGCGTTGGAGGCCAGTCTGGATGCGACCTTGCATCCGGGAGGCCATCAGCCCGTCAGGATCATCACGCCGGTCGCGCCGACCCCGCTGAGATTGGACGTGCTCGACCACATCGACCTGCTCGCCAGCATCGCCCAGGGACTGTGGCGCAGACTGACCGGCGTGCACATCCTGGATTGGAAGCGCGACCTGTGCCCGGACATCATCGGATGCCTCACCGACGCGGCCATGCATCCGCGGCTCGCGCAGCTGCCGGACATCGGCATGTACGTCGCGCAGTTCCACCGGCTCAAACCGCTGACGCTCGGGATCATCGACCCGCCCGAGCCCGTGACGCCGATCGGCCAGTGCCTCCAATGCGGGCTCACCATCACCGCCAGCGCAAACGCCACCATCGTCACCTGTCCCACCTGCGGACGCGAGCAGACGGCGAGCGCCGTGCGATTGGATCTGCTGGAGCGCAGCATCCGCAGCGGCAAGGCGTTTACGGCGGGGGGGGGG